CATTTGATATTTTCTTAGGAACACTTGATCATCCAAACACATACGTTAGTGGTGGTACTATAACATTCAATGGCAATTCTTACAATATTAGTGATTTTGTATATGACACAACTGTAACTGGTGTTGCTACAATTACTACTACTGCAGCTGCTATATCTGCACTGTCAGAAGATGACACTGTTCAATTAGCAGATATCTTAATTTCTTGTGCTGCTGGACAAAAAATTTATCCTGCATATAGTTCCCCAACAAACGCAAATACTGGGTCTAACGGTGATGAGCAGTGCAGACAAGATGTTATTCATTTTTTAAATGCTCTTGTTCGAGATCTTGAATTTGGATCTAACCATAATATTCTTGAAGCTGCCAGTAAGTACGTTGTTGGTGGTAAAATTACATACATTGAAGATGAAATTATACAGAATGTGCGTGCCATTGAATATGCCAGAGAATTGGCAATTTATGCAATGTGTAATTGGAGGATTAAGGATAGAACAATTAATGATCCCGTTTACACAGTAAAGCATTCTACATTACCCAGATATATTGACGATACTATAATTTCAGCAACTGCAGGTGATCCTGCTTGTGATGATGTAAGATCTGCTATTGATACACTAGCATATCTTTGGGCAGATGTTATTACAAATGATGCATCTGGAACATATCTGGATGCTGCTTATCTAATTGCTAAGAATGCTGATCTAATTGCAGACCAAGCACTTATTGATACTGAGGTAGCATATCCAACTCTAGGTCTTTCAAACATTCGCCAAAGAAAATGTCGTAGAGATATTAGACTTGTAGTTGAAGGTCTTGTAAGAGACTTAGTATTGGGAGGAAACCATGGTGTTGTTTCTGCTGCAGAATCATATTTTAGCGGAACTGTTCTTTCTGGAATTCCAGAAGCACAATTAGAAGAAACTAGATATGCATTCCAGAAAGTAAAAGATCTTGCTATTGCGGCAATGCGTAATTGGTCTGATGGTGATGTTGTACCAACAACACCAACAGGATCTACATATGCTCCAACTACTGGAATACTTACAGTAACTTTCCCTAATCTTGCTATTATACCATCCCTTCAGGATAGGGTTGCTTTTGCTGAAGGTGCAATTACATACAGTTGTTCTCATGATGGTGGTGGTAATGATGCAAGTCCCTATAGAACTGATTTAAATTTTGGAAAAAGTTTCGCGCTTACAGATGTTTCATCTTCTGGCGGAAATACTACAATTACTGCTAATGTTGGAGTTGCTGGAACTAACACAGATGTACATGCGTTCGTAAGTGCTTTATCAAATGGAACTAAAATTATCTATGCTCCATTTGCTACTACATCACCTATTCCTAAGTTTGAGGATTGGAGTATTCTGGAAGACAGTGCAAACCCATCTTGTGCTGCTATTGCTTCTGCTATCACAACATCATTAGCAACTTTCGATAGTATTTTAGAGTATGCATCCGATGCTATAAATGGAACTGCTCCAGGTGCTATCACTCAAACTTTCGGAACTTTATTTGATTTTGCTAGTATCATCAATTATCCAGATAGTTTTATCTATGATTTTAATAATCAGAGAATGGCAATTCGTGGTAGATTTGATGATCTACCAATTATTGAAGCATCTCCATATACACAGAATGCTTCTATTATTTCTTTCAGAGGTGGTGGTGGTGCTCTAATTGATGGAGATAAAGTTAAGCAACCAAACTGTCCTTTCGCTGGTCTAGAACCAGACGGAACAGCATCGTTCCCAAATCAGGGTAAGTCGATGGTTGCTGCGGCATTCACGATTGTTTCCTTTGGTGGCACAGGATATAAAGTTATCAACGATGGTTATACCCAGTTAGTTTCCGTCTTTGTTATCTTCTGTCAAGATGGTGTTCTTTCTGAGACTGGTGGTTATGCTTCTATCACAAACTCTGCTACAAACTTCGGCACCTTTGCTCTAAGAGGAACAGGTTTCCGTAAAGACGCATATGAGTTTGATGCAGGAATTATAAACACTGTTTCACAGACTCCAACTGGTAGAACAACTCTTCGTATTGGAGATATTGGAAGAGAACCACTAGAACATTACATTGTTAAACTTGATGGGTATAGAAACGCAGATCCAGATAAAGAATTCTTTATTGATGCTGTATCTGAAGTTACTGTTGGTCCACCATTTGCTGCAACACTTACTATTGATGATGGTATAGGAAATGGTCTTTCTTTAATTAGAGAGTCTGATGGAGCTACTATCTCTGGTTTAACTGGACTACAGCAAGCACTGACGCCTGCAGGAGCAACAAACGCAACTATAAGATTACACAGACCATCTATTGTTAACTCTTCTTCTCATACCTGGGAATTTGCTGGTTCTGGTAATAATTACCTCGCACTACCAGAGAACGGTGGAACTAAAGTTGAGGCAAATGAACAAGTATCCGAAAACTATGGTCGTGTATATGTCTCAGGTACTGACGAATTAGGTGATTTTAAGGTTGGAACATTTGCAAGAATTGAAAACAGAACTGGTAATATTACTTTCACAGGTACTGTTACAATTTCGGAAGTTGAATTCCTGAAATTGAAAGGTGGTGATGTTGTTGTTACTGGTTTCGATAACTCTAATACTCTTGGTGGTGCCAATACCAGTGATTCTAAACTACCTACTCAGAAAGCAGTTAAGGATTATATTACCAACAACCTTGGTCCATATATCAACAAACCATATTCTACGAACGCTGTTCCTAGAGCACTAGTAGAACTTACTGACTCTGGTAAGATTTCCATTGACCAAATTCCAGCATTAAGACCTTTCCAAGTCTTTACAGTTCCAGACCAAGCAGCAAGAACTTCTCTTGATGGAGCACTTGCAGGTGATATTGCAATTCAGCAAGATACATCACAATCATTTATTTTAAACAATGATCTCGATAGTTTGTTCTTAGCGTTTGCAGTAGATTCAAGCCTCGTATTTAATATAAACGATGTTTATACAGGCACACCTTCTACCGGTAGAATTCAAGCTACAGAATATAGAGAGGGTGTACTTCACACTATCAACATCTCAAACGGTGGTTCTGGATATACAGTTGCACCTACTGTAAGTATCAGTGGTGGCAATCCTGTTGCTGGTGCTGTTCCCGCAACTGCAACATGTAGCATTGCTAACGGCGAAGTTGTTACTATCACAATCGAAGAAAACGCTGGTTTAGTTGGTGGTTCCGGATATACAACACAACCAGTAGTTACTATCACAGCACCTCCTGGAGCTGGCACACAAGCAACTGCGGATGGATTTATTGAAAGCAGATTGTATGGCGATATTGTTAACAATATCAAGATGCTTGATACTGATACTTTTGATGATAGTGATTCACCAAGTGCAAATACAATTAATATTACTAGAGTTGTTAATACTTCTTCTAATGATATTAATAATTGGGTTGGACTATCATCCAACCAGATTGCTGCTTCTGATATTCAATCAGGTACTATCGAAACAGATAGATTAGCAACTGGTGGTGCTGCAAACTCATTCACATTCCTACGTGGTGATCAGAATTTTGCTCCTGCTGTACAATCTATTAAAGGTGCTGAAACAAGATACTTTGCAAGACTATTCACGACAGCATCAGATGGTTCAAGTTCCTTTATTTTTGAGTTCAATCAAAATGCTTTAATTGGTCATGAAGTTATCGCTAATATAGCAGGAATTCCAGCAAATACAACTATTAACGGTGTTTCAACTGTTGCTGGAATTACGACAGTTTCAATTAACAATCCCGTCACTGCTGATATTGCAGCAGGAACTGTTATTGAATTTGAAAGAGGTAGTTCTCCTTTAACGTTTGACTCTTCAAATACAACTGGTAATTTTATTGATAGCGTTGTTATTGCTAACCCTGGTAGTGGTTATACCAATGGACAATTTTTTGATATTCGTCTAGATGGTGGATCAGGGGTTGATCTTAGAGCTAATTTAATTATCTCTGGTGGTGAAATTACTGACGCTACTGTAACAAACTCTGGTAGTGGTTATACTTCCGACTTCCAAGTCACTCCAAATCCAGCTACTATTGGTGGAGGATCTAACCTAGTTCTTCTTGCAAAAGTTAGCACGGTTAATAAACAGTTTGCTAATGTTGCTATTGATATTCAGAGAGTTTCTGATCTAACTATTTCTGCGGATGAATTTGGATCTATTGGTGTTGCCAGATTCAGAAAATCTCAGTTTAATATTGGTCAAGAAGGTAATGGATCTATTACAATTAAAACAGGTAATCAGAGTGGACTTGACGCTGATTTGCTGGATGGTGCTCAAGGTGATTTCTACTTAGACGGCAACAATTTTGGTGATAGAAGTATTGGACCAGATAAACTTAAAGATGATACTTATGGTATTAATATTGGTGGCAGATCCGGTAATACTCTAAGACTACTAACAGGTACTAGTAATCCAGCGTCCAATTTATCACCAAGTGAAAATGTTGAAGGTGTATCAGTTAAAACTGTATTTAATAGTTCTAATGGTCTTTTATCTGCATTCCCAAGTGTAGATACTGGAACTTCTAACTCTGCCAAACATTTGGTAATGACTCTCCGTAATGGTGGATCTGGTATCGATACTTCGTTTGGTGGTGTAAGACAACTTGCGTTTGCTAATGATGATCGACTTTATTTGCGTGGTTCTGGTGATGCTGTAACATCTTTCGGATCTTGGTATGAAATTTGGAACTCTGGAAACCAAGGTATTGATTCTGGACTAGATGCAGATAAACTTGATAACAAACAGGGTGCTTGGTATCAAGATGGTTGGAATATTCAGAAAAATGAAATTTTTGATACAAGACTTCCATCATGGAGAAGTTCTACTAAGTTCAGAGATAAGATTGAAATTAAATCTTTCTCCGGATCAGATGTCTCTTACAGAATTCTAGTAAGACAAGTTCTTGATGCTTCGCCAGGTGGAGTTTTTGCACCAGGATCTCAGATTAATATTTACAACATTAACAAGCAAGATATTGGTGATTTCTTCATTGATCTTGCTCCTCAATTAAATGATGCTAATGATTCTGCTAATAGTTATACAATGCTTATTGGTAGATTAGCATCTGGTGGTAATCTTGAGGATGCAGTATTCCTTGGTGTTGCAGGTGATGAAAGACGCTTTGAAAATTATGAAATTTTTGACAGCAACACAACACAGTTTGCTGAACTTGGAAACAATTCTGGTAATGGATTCTTAAGACTTGGAAGATATGATGGTTTGTTTGCTACAAGTCCATATGTATATTTCAACTCATCTCAATCACAAGCAGTAGATAACAACGGAGATCCTACTTTTAACTCTGCTATTATTGCGACTGGTGGTGATGCAAATGAAGGATCTGGTAGTCTTGAATTTAAGGTTGTCAACGAAAATGAACTGACAGTTAATAATAATATTATTTGGAACGCAGGTAATGTTGCATTTAATAGTGCTAATGTAGTTTCTACAACATCACTTAAGTCTGCTGTGATGAGAGATACCTCTGGTAATTTTACTGCCAATACAATTACTGCTGGACTGACTGGTGCTGCTTCTCTCAACGTATTGAAAACTGGTGATACAATGACTGGTGGTTTGACTATCACTGGCAATAACAATATCAATATCCAAGGAACTGGTACTTTTAATGTTGGTGGTAATGCTACGCTAGGAGCAGATCTAACTGTTGATAGTGGAACTTTCTACGTTAATTCTACCGATAATTTAGTTAACGTAGGTCAGACAACTAATGCTAATAATCTCACCTTTAATGTTTATACAGAACTTGGTGATGATGAGTTTGCTACAGGAGCAGCATTATCTTCTCAAAGATCACTTTACCAATCAAGTGTATTTAACCAAGTAGATACTGGTGAATCTGGCATCATTCTACAGCATGGTGCTTCTGGTGCTGCACAGTGGGGTATTACAACACACAGAACAGGTAGCAGTGTTGGTGAACTTATTATTAGAACCAGAACAGCAACTTCTACTTCCGCAACACGACTCACAATTTCTAATGGTGGTAATATTCTTCCTGGTGCTGATAGCGACCAAGATTTAGGTAGTGATTCTGTAAGATGGCAGAATATTTACAGTGATATTACACATGCACTTAACAGTGTAAGAATTGCTAAAGGAACTGCAAACCAAGAAGCAGACTTACAGTTTAGAGGTGGTGGAACTGGAGCAGGTGGCGGTAGAGGATTCCGTTTAGGAAACAACATTGGCGGTGGAGCTGATTTGTTTGAAATCTATGCATCACAAACAGTAGGAGACGATGATTGGAAGAGTCTCGCAACTCCAAATGCATTACCACCAGCACTTTCAATTCAAGGTGAAAATAATAGAGTTGGTATTAACACTAACACTTTCTCTGGTACTGACACCAGTGCATCTCCAAATATTAACAGAGATTATATCCTGAATGTTCAGGGTGATATGAACCTCAACGGTCAATTCTTCCAAAACAATGAGGAGTTTGTTACTTCTAGATGGACAGAATCTACCAACCAAACGGATATCTACAGACTATCTAAAGTAGGTATTAATGTTGCTAATCCAACAGATACATTACAAATTTCTGGTAATGTCAATATTGAAGGATCTACTTTTACTAGTGGACAAAATACTTCTGTTCTAGAAGCAAATGGAGAAAAACAATATATTGACACCTACGGAATTGTCAAGAGAAACAGTAATCAAATTTCTGAAGATCTTACAGTTGGTTCTAATGATAGATGCATGTCAACCGGACCTATTGAAGTTATTGGTGATGTCGTGGTAACTGTACAAACAGGTGGTGTATGGGTTGTGTTATAAATAATTGAGACGCCTAAGGAATACACATGGGAGCTGTAAAAGCTGATATCTTTACTTCCACGGGCGGGCCCACTGGTATTTTAGGTTTTCCAACAGGAACAACTGCACAAAGACCCAGCCCCGCTCAGGAAGGATTTGCAAGGTACAATACTGATATTGGTGCCATTGAAATTTATTACTCTGGTGCTTGGAATAAACTTTCTTCTGGCGCAGCTGCTGGAGCAGATGGATCTTCGTCAGCAAATGCTTTTGCAAATTTAGAAGATATTGTTGGTTTATACGACAATGGAACATATAATTTGTGGACCACTATTGGTGGAAATACATCAGCATTCCAAATGCCGATTTGTTTTGATCATGGTGGTCCTTGGTATGTTTTAAGTTTTAATTTCCCAACATACGGATTTAATGAAACTAATAATACATTATGGTCATGGGCGTATAATACTACCACTTCAAGTGCTTTAAAAAATATCCATGATGACTTTGTTCATCATCACTTCTCTAGATCTGGCAATCAATATGGTTGGCAGATGGCAAATGCTGAAAGAAATAGAGAAGATATGGCAGGAATTGGTGGATCAGGAGTCTCTGGATATAACCAAACCAATGGTGGAGGTGGTAATAGTGGATATGTTGATATTAATTATTACAATCATGCGTCCGGTTCTAATTTTACCAGTTCTCAATTAAATGCTTTGCGTGATACAGTCAGTCAATTATCGCATTTAACACCACACTATTCATTTACAGCTGATAGTGATGGTAATCTTTCAGGTAGTGTTGGTGATTGGACGGTTGACAATGATGAAACAACTCTAGGTTATGGACATTGTAACTGGATCAAAGATAAAAATGGTCAAGCACAAAGAACCAGTAATGGTTTTGAAAATGCTGATAATAATGGTTTCTGTGGTTTCTGGACACATAACCAATACTCTAGATATTCTATTCCATTTAACTGGGCATGGAGTCAAACAGTTGGTAATCCAGAAGGGTTAAGAACTAATGCTTTAATTATCCCAAATGAAATTAAAGGATACACTGGATCAGGTGGCGGCAGTGCATTTGGAACTTATTTTAGTGGTGCTGTAGGCAAAATTAATAACCGTGCTATATTTCTCTGTAGGTAATAAAAATGAGTAGAGTAGAAGCAGACAATTTTTATAGTGCTGGATCAGCATCAACTGGTGCAATAGGAATTCCAAAAGGTCAAGAAAACGAAAAACCAGTAAGTAATTTGCCTCAAGCTGGTCTCCGTTTCAATGAGACCACTGGAGGAATTGAGTTGTATGCAGGTGGTGCATGGTCTAGTTTTGGTTCTGGAGGTGCTGATGGATCTACTTCTGCCTCTGCATTTGGATATTTGTCCGAGGTAGAAGGTCTTTATACTGGCACTCAGAATTTGTGGACTACTGTTGGTGGGCAAGTTTCTCCATTTCAAATTAGTGTAAATTTTGATATTGTTGGTGGACCTTGGTATGAAGCTTCATTTTCATTTCCAGATGGTATTACTAGTGGTGGTATGAGCAGTGATATGGTTCATGTTACCAATAGTGCTACCAACGATGGTTTCAAAGGTGCATATAATGAAAATGTAAATGTCGGATATGGAGCACAAAGTTTTCCTTCTCTGTATGGACATTCTATTACTGCCACTCAAGGTGAAGGTATCACGGTAACAGGAGAAGTAACGACAGGATCTTCTGGTGGTACTACAAGTGTTAGATCAATTAATTATTTAAATCACGCAACTAATTCTAATTTTTCATCTATACAATTAAATGCATTGAGAAATATTATTAGTAAGTTGTGTCCAGCAACTCCTTTTGTTGGTTCTGATTATGACTCTGATGGTAATCAGTCAACACAAATTGGTTGGGAAAGACCGTGGGATCGTTATGCAGAATCTGGAACTGGGTATACACATATTGTTTATATTAGGGATGTAGATGGAAATACACAAATGACATGTGTTGGATCATCCGATCCATCAAACAATGGTCAAGCATACCTATGGACAGAAAACACATTCCAGAGAGTTAGAAATTATGTTGATGCTGAGGAAGCTGGTGTTGGTGCTGAACCATATGGTTTGTTAAATAGTAAGATGATTCTGCCAGCGCAATGGTTTGGTTATACTGGATCTGGAGGAGGTGCTGCTTTTGGTGCCTATTATAATTCAGATATTGGTAGAAAAAATAATAAAGTAGTATTCTTATTTAAATAAAAGTCATGAGCACAGTACAATCCAATCTTTTCGTAACGATAGGTGGCGACACTGGAGCCATGAAACTTCCTGTTGGAACTACATTAGAGAGACCACAGACACCACAAACTGGTTATCTTAGATTTAATAGCGATGATAAAGCTTTAGAATATTATACAAGCACCCAATGGAAACAAGTTGCTGGAACTAAAAAAGGAAGTAATCCTTCTGCAGCATTTGATTCTTTAAGTGAAGTTGATGGAGCATATAGTGGTCAACAAGTTTTATGGACTACAGCAGGTCAAGGAAGTAACATCATGCCTTTCAAAGTTTTGGTTGACTTTGATACTGCGGGTGGTCCTTGGTATGTAATTACTCCACAAAATTATCCTGGTGGAACAGGAAACTCCAAATATGTATTTGGTGGTGCCTCATATGATATGGCGGGTAATGACATCATGAAGCAATCACATACACAGAATGTGGATATTGGTTTGGGTCAAGGATCACAAAATGTCAGATCTCTTTTTGGACTCACAGATAACGCAAACTTTGGTCAATTAGAAACTGCAGTTAGTGGAGCATTTACTCCATCTGATAATAGCAATAACATGTATGCATGGTTTCCGTATTTTTATTACAATCATGCTACAAGTAGTCATTTTGCTGATGATCAGGTAAGAGCGATTGCGTCATCAATTAACACACTATCTCCATTAACACCATGGATTGGTGTTGATTCGGATTCTGATAGTAATAGTTCTGGAAACAGCAATACTTCATGGAACTCTTATAGTACCAGTGGTCTTAGTAATGGACATACTACTTGGGTTAAAGATTTAAATAATAATGTTCAGAGAATGATGAATGCGTTTTCTGGTAATAATGAGTCTTGCGTTTATGTCTGGACGAGAACTAGTTTTTCTAGGTTTAATACTGGAGGAGGGTTTAATAACTCAAATGGATCTCCAGGGGGACTACTTACAGATGCAATGATTATGCCAATTTTTCACAAATACTGGACAGGATCTGGCGGTGGTTCTGGATTTGGACCTTACTACAACCCAGCAATTCAAAACAGAATTAACGGATATACCTATATGCTCGTGAAATAATATGAATGAACCTATTGAATTTGGCGATGTTTTGCCAAAAATTTTATTTGATGAAATTGGAGAAGAATTATTTAAAAAAGGTTGGAGATTATCAAATAAATCTGTTAAAGGAACAAAGAGATTTTGGACACAGTATCAGGTAGATAATCCAATCTTCAATAAAGCTGGAGAGATTGTATTAGAAAAGATAAAAAAATCTACAGATGAAAGTATTAAGTTAGTTAGAATTCATTGTAACGGACAAACAACAGGTCAAGATAGCGCAGCTCATGTTGATTTTTGGGCAGATAATGTTTGGACTTTTATTTTATTCACCAATAAAATTTGGGACGTTAGGCTTGGTGGCGGATTCAATGTTATAAATCCCGAACTAAAAAAACATCAATATTACCACTATGCATCTAATTGGGGTGTGTTAATTCCATCTAAGTGGATGCATTGGGGAGATCCCCCAAATTCTCATACCGATGAATTAAGAACTTCGGTTGCTTTTTCTTTTACAATTGCAGATCAATATGATATGATTAAACAGAAAGCAATTGAAAGTGAACCATCTAAATGATTTACAATCTAAGTAATCCTTTTACTGCAGATTACAAACAATTTAAAAACATTGTAACCTCATCAGATTTTCCATGGTTGTATAGTAAAACTACAAACATTGATTCTGAAGAAAATGATTGTGAATTGTTTTGTCATCCTTTACTGCAGAGACCAGGACCAGGATCAAGATTTACAAAACAGTGTAGCAACTATACAGAGTTATCTGTGCATGTTGCCGAACAAATTTTAAATTACAATAGAGTTGAGTTTGAAACGTTTTGTCGCATGGCAGTCAACTTTACATATAACACTAAAGTTGGAAGTCCAAAACACGAAGATCATCCATTCCCACACAAAAATTTATTAGTATACCTCAGTTCTTTTGAGGATGGTTCTACTGTAGTATGTGATGAGGATGAAATACATAAATCAAAACCAGTAGAAGATCTGCCAATCGTTTTTGCTGGATCACATTACAACGAACCACCATCATCTGGAAACAGAATTGTTCTTATCGCAACCTTTATATAAATGACTATTGAAATTATTGATGATGCTTTAGCGCCAATGGAGATGGCTGCAATGGAAGGTCATCTAATGGGACAAGACATTCTTTGGAACTGGAATGAAAATATTGTTGCCGAAGAGAAAAGAGAGTGTGAGAAAAAATATGATCAACAAATGACACATTTGTTTTATATGAATCCCACATTTATGTCTCCAGATTACAGGTGTCTGGAACCTCTTTTTTATAAATTAAATGCTAGTGTTATGGTTCGGGTCAAAGCTAATCTAACATTTTGCACGGAAAAAAATATTCTTACAGGATGGCACACTGATGTAATTGAATCTTGGGGCAAAGAACATAAAACAAAAACAGCAATTTATTATGTAAATGACACTAATGGATACACTATGATTAGAGATGATGACGGTGTAGAAACTAAAGTGGAAGGTAATAAAAACAGACTAGTTATTTTCCCATCACATTACAATCATGCGGGTGTTACTTGCACATCTCCAAGAAGAAGAATTGTAGTTAACGTTAATTATCTTTGATAAATAACTCTATACACAATTACATGTGATAACCATGGATCCAGCACAACTCAAAACAAATTTTGAAGAGCAAATTGCTACAACCGAAAAGCAAATTGCGGAACTAGAAGAAAACCTAACCAAGGCAAGAGAGTATAAGATTAAACTCCAAGGTGGTCTTGAAACTTTAGGTCTTCTAGAAGACAAACCTGAGGAAGCAGCAGCACCTGCGGCAGAAACCACAGAAGAATAACTCTCAGATCCCTTCTTCCTAAATAGGTAAGAAGGGATTTTTGTGTGTAATGGCGTCTCCAAATTCAAGAGCTGATCTTATCACATATTGTAAGAGGCAACTTGGTGAGCCTGTATTACAAGTCAACATTGATGACGAACAAGTAAATAATGTTATTGATGACACGTATCAGTTCTTCCAAGAGAACTGCTACAACGGCATGGAAAGATGTTTCATGAGGCATGAAATTACTGCCGATGACATAACTCGTTTCAATGGCAAATCAACAACATCATCTGGAACAACAAATTGGGAAGAGTCTACTAACTATATTCCTGTTCCAGATCATGTAGTTGGTGTCAGTAAAGTTTTTGGTTTAGTCAGCAACTCAATTAGATCCAATCTCTTTGGTGTTGAGTATCAGATGTTCCTGAATGATCTATATGCATTTGGGTCTCTTGATATTGTCAACTACTTTATGAACAAACAGTATCTAGAAACTCTAGATATGATTCTGAATAATGGTTCGTTCCAACAGTTCAGATATACACAGCGTCGTGATCGTTTATATCTTGACATCAATAAAGCATTCCTCAAAGAAGATACCTATCTTGTAATTGAGGCACATAGGATGATTGATCCTACGGATGCTACAGAGATGAATAATGATATGTTTGTCAAGAAATATGCTACTGCTCTTATGAAGAGACAGTGGGGTCAAAACTTGATTAAATATAACAACGTTCAACTACCTGGCGGTATCACGCTTAATGGTAGAGAATTATATACAGACGCATTAGGCGAGATTGAGAAGATCGAAAGCGAAGTTCTCAGTAAGTACGCCATTCCACCTATGGATATGATCGGATAAGATGCCTACTAGTCCCTACTTTCCAACTTACTACGCAGGTCATAGCGGCGAGCAAGGTCTCGCACAGGATCTTGTGGATGAACAAATCAAACTGTTCGGAACAGACATATATTATATTCCTAGAGTAGCTCTAAAAGATAACACTCTTAATGAGGTTAGATACTCTAAGTATCAAGAACATTTTCAAATTGAGATGTTGCTTCAAAACGTTATGGGATTTGGAGACAACGCTGAGTTTATCTCTAAGTTTGGTTTAAGGATTACTGATGAGATTATCTTCAGAGTATCCACTAGAAGATGGGAGGAAGAAGTAGCAGATCACAATCCTACCATTACTGTTGAGAGCAGACCTAACGAGGGAGATCTACTCTACTTCCCACTAACAAAAGATATCTACGAGATTAAATTTGTTGGTAAGGAAGAACCATTCTTCCAGTTTGGTAAGATCCAATTTTATGCTATCACTGCTGAGATCTATGAGGTTGGTAGTGATTCGTTTGATACAGGTGTTGAAGAGATTGATGATGTGGAAGAACTATTTGATCCAGCAATTAAACTATTCATGGACCCCGGTGGTATTGGGGACTTTGTAGTTGGAGAAGAGATTGTTGGCGATGAGTTCTTAGCAAAAGCAACATCTACTATTACAGGCGATGTTGTTACAAGTATTACAATTTCAGATGGTGGAGCACATTATAAAGTTGCTACACCACCATCTGTAACTATTTCTGGAGGAGGTGGAACAGGTGCAACTGCTACTACAACGGTTAGCTCTACTGGTATTGTCAATGGCGTTTCTATCACTAGTGGCGGTTCTGGGTACACAAGTGCTCCTACTGTCACTATTGACTACAGCCCTAAAGACAACAGAGCAGAAGTTAAGTCCTGGGATAGCGCAACCAGAGCTCTCCAAGTCTACAATAGAACAGGAACCTTTACTACTGCTGAAGTAATTACTGGTATAACTTCAGGTGCCAAGTGGAGTCCTGAGACATTCGACACTCTAAATAATACCAACAGCAACTACGATCAGAATAGACAGATCGAAGATTCTGGTGATGAGATTATCGATTGGACTGAAGGTAATCCATTCGGTGAATTTGGCAACTTTACGGATAGCATCTAATGTTAGGATCACATTTTTATAACCAAATAGTTCGCAAGAACATTATTGCTTTTGGTACACTCTTCAATAATATCACAATGAAGAGTTCTGATCCTGAAACAGGAGAAGTTTTAGAGGAAATTAAAGTTCCTCTTGCCTATGGACCAAAACAAAAGTTCCTGGTTCGTATTGGAGAGAATGCTGGCAGCAGTAAAGTAGCAATTACTTTGCCTCGTATATACTTTGAAATGACAGGTGTTGAATACGATTCTTCTCGTAAGACATCACCAATTCAAAAATACAAAACAATCATTGCTGATAATGGTAATGAAGTCAAAGTGCAGTATGTTCCTGTTCCTTATAATATAAGTTTTGAAGCGGGAATTATTGCTAAGTCTCAGGATGATGCTCTGCAAATTCTAGAGCAGATCTTGCCATACTTCCAACCATCATTTTCTGTGACTCTTAATATGATTCCAGATATGAACGAGAAAAAAGATATTGCTATTGTATTAAACAATATTGGCACCGAAGATGAGTGGGATGATAGTTTTCTAAACCGTAGATATATTGTTTACACTCTCAACTTCACAATGAAGTCATACCTCTACGGTCCTTACAGCACTTCTAATATTATCAGGAAGGCAATTATCCACGAAACTATTGGAGATGCTGCTGTCAGTCGTAGAACTATTACACGCACATATACACCCAAAGCAGTTGTAGACATTAATACAGATGGCGTTATCGATGTAAATGATGATGCATTAGTAGATGCTGGCGATGACTTTGGATTTAATGAAGGGATTGAATTCTTATGAGTAACCTAGAAGATAATATGGAGGAAATCCTCAACATTAGTGCTGAAGTTGTTGAGGAATCTAAACCATCTAAACCTCAACCACCCAAGGTTGATGCTGAAGATCGTGAGAAAGATTACAGATATACACGTACAGAATTATACTCCCTCATAGACAAGGGTCAGGAGGCGGTTAACGGTGCCTTAGAGGTCGCTCAGGAGTCAGGGCACCCAAGAGCGTATGAAGTCGCTGTAGCGGCAATGAAGCACGTTGCAGACATGACTGACAAACTTGCTGATCTTCATAAGAAGATGAAGGATCTTGACGAAGATAAGAAAGGTCCATCAAAAGTTACCAACAATGCTATGTTTGTAGGATCTACAGCAGAACTTCAGAAGATGCTTAAAGATATGAGTGGAGGAAAACGCTAAATAATCTCGTAAAACCTCGTCGGTTGTTATGAGAGATTTTAGAGAATTTAAGGAACTCTGCGAAGCTAAGCGTGGTTTGTATGCAAACATTCACGCAAAGCGAAAACGAGGAGAAGCACCAGCGAAGTCAGGTAGTAAGGATTACCCCGCTAAGGATGCTTTTCAAAAGGCGGCGAGGACTGCCAAAGAAAGTTTTGAACTCACCACAGAAGCAGCCTGGACAAAAAAAGCAGGCAAAAACAAAGAAGGAGGTCTCAATGAAAAGGGACGGAAATCTTACGAAAGAGAAAATCCTGGAAGCGACCTTAAGGCACCAAGCAAGAAGGTTGGAAATCCCCGTCGCGCATCATTCTGCGCTCGAATGAAGGGCATGAAAAAGAAACTAACCAGCAAAAAAACTGCCAGTGATAAGGACAGCAGAATCAATAAATCTCTACGTAAGTGGAATTGCTGACATACTTGTGAAAAGAATATTAAAATAAAGCAATTTTACTCACACAATCTATAATTATATTATGAGTTCTGATATGACAATGCGTTTAAATGACAGCGACATCACACGTCTAATCACAGCTTGCCGTCTCTACCAAGAGAAGACAGGTTCTGAATATATGTGGGACGAATACGACCATTTAATTACTAAACTCAATACTTATAAAGAACAACATTCTGTAGCGAAATGAAATTTTTAATTACAACTCTGATTGTGCTATTTTTTGCTGCTCCTGTGTGGGCAGTTGATGTATCAATGGGTGCTGGTGGCAACCTAGTATTTGAACCTAACGAGATTACAATCTCTGCAGGAGACACAGTTCATTTTATTAATGAAGCTCTACCTCCTCACAATATTATTGTAGAAGGTCGTGCAGATCTTTCTAGAGAAGCACTACTGTTTGCTCCAGGAGAATCACAAGATGTTGTGTTTGCTGACGCAGGAGATTATAACTTTTTCTGTGGTCCTCATCAGGGCGCAGGCATGACTGGCGTTGTACACGTAAATTAAGAGACCACGATGAATATCGCGGAATGGTCCCCGGAATTAATAAAAAGATATCATTTTGCTTTGTCGTCATTTTCAAGAATGTACGGCACAAATCATATCACTATGGAAATGATGCATTTTAGTTATCTTTGGGCAGATTCTGATAACAATCATCCTGAAGGAACATTAACTCATATAGATTTTTATTTCCGAGACTTATGGACAAACGAAAAACCAATATGAAAGTAATACCTTCATTAATAATTTTAGGTAGCATTGCTTTTTTTGTTATCTGGGGAATCAATAATGCTTATCCAGTATGATGTTACAATTTGCTAGATTTTGTGGAACAGTATTAAACAATCCATGGGGTTGTGGATTCTTAGCATGGTGCCTGGTCTTCGTTCCTATCATAGGAATGTGGGCAGTTCATAAATATGACTGGCAGCACTGGGAACCGTTCCACAAAAATGAATAAGGATCCTGATTACATTGTCAATCTAACCATAGAAGACGTGCGTCTACTACATCACTGTGTAATAAAAAGGTTGGAAATGTGGGAAGGGTCTCCTGCGCGGCCGCCAGAAGAACAAGAACACTTATGGTATATGAGAGATTCTCTTTACCGAATGATGTTAGATTATCAATTTAATAACCTATGAGTACTGTATTTGTATTTGGATTTATTATTCTACTTACTGTAGGAATGGAACTTACCTGGTCTGTCAAAAAATGAATTTAGTATTACGTCCATTGGATAATGCTAACGACCCTGTGTGGTCAGTAATTATATGTGTAATACTTGCAGTTATGCTCGCACTAGTTGCAGTTGTATACATACTAAGACAAGCATTTGCAGAGTTAGAAGATGGGAGCAATGACACCACCGAGCAGAAAGAGCTGCTACAACTTCCGAGTGACGGAGATCAATCGTGTCCTTGATGGTGATACTATTGATGTTACTATCGACCTCGGGTTTGATTTATACAAGAAAGAAAGAGTTAGAGTTGCTGGAGTTGATACGCCAGAGAAGAGAACTAGAAACCTTGAAGAGAAAGCTCTGGGACTAGATGCTACTAACTGGATGAAAGAAAAACTAGAAGGTGCTATTGCTGGTGATGATGAACTCTCTGTCAGAACTGAATTGGTTGGCGGTATGGGTAAGTACGGTCGCCTTCTTGGTTGGTTATATATTGGAGACGCAGAAGTATCACTGAATGAGCAGATGATTACAGAAGGGTATGCTCATGCCTATGATGGAGGCACAAAAGATATGAATCTTGAAAAACTAAGAGAGATTCGTAGAGCACATGGCACATTAATAGAATGAGTGTAAACTGACACTTATAAAAAAGTAGCTAAACGATACATCTTTTTCCACTACATACATCTATAATGTTTGTAGTGGAATATTTTTATGCTCGGCATATATTTAAGTATTACTCTCATTGTCCTCATGGTAGCGTATGCTGGCGTAGAAGAAACTATGCGTTTATTTGCATATGCTGATCTTATGATTAGATACCAGTGGATTAAATTTAGAATGTTTTTGATGAGACGTAAATTAGAACAACAACTTATAAAGGATCTACCTGATTACAACAAACTCATAAAGGAATTAAAAAAAGATGACCAACGATAAGGAACTGTCGGATCTCAAGATTGAGAGAAAAGAATGTCCTAAATGTGGTGCTACATGGATGAACGGTCAACACCGTTGGGCTACGGGTGCTGTAGGTAATGAAGCAGATCTAGCAGGTCTTGTTTGTAATAACCTAGGAGATAACACTTGTATCAATCCAGTAAAAGGAATGGAAGGTGGTGATACATGGGAAAAAAGAATGGAATTCTTAGAAAAACTGGGAGAAGAAGATAAAGATAAATACTAGTGGTGAACTAGGTTTTTGTTTTGGCGACTGGTACTGATGTATACTTGGGTAATCCCAACCTAAAAAAGGCGGGGACCCCAATACAATTTACGAGAGAGCAAATTGACGAGTGGATCAAGTGTAAGAATGATCCTATTTACTTTGCGATGAACTATATCAAAATTATTTCTCTTGATGAAGGTTTGGTGCCTTTCAAGATGTATGATTTTCAAAAAAAGATTTTGAGTGATTTTCATGAAACAAGATTTAACATCGCAAAACTCCCAAGACAAACAGGCAAATCTACTACGGTTGTCGCTTATCTTCTTTACTATGCAATCTTTTATGATAGTGTTAACATTGGTATTCTTGCAAACAAGGCATCTACCGCTAGGGAACTCTTAGGAAGATTACAACTTGCTTACGAGAATCTACCAAAGTGGATGCAACATGGTGTATTGGTCTGGAACAAAGGTAATGTGGAGTTAGAGAATGGCAGTAAGATATTGGCAGCTTCTACATCTGCAAGTGCTGTCCGAGGCATGTCGTTTAACATTCTCTTCCTCGATGAGTTCGCCTTCGTTCCAAACCATGTTGCGGAGCAATTCTTTGCCTCTGTTTATCCTACTATTACTTCTGGTAAATCAACGAAAGTAATTATTATCTCTACGCCTAACGGCATGAATCACTTCTACAAGATGTGGGAAGATGCTAGGCGTGGTAAAAATGATTATACTACTAATGAAGTTCACTGGTCTCAAGTTCCTGGCAGAGATGCTAAGTGGAAAGAAGAGACGATTAAGAACACATCTCCAAGACAGTTCGCACAAGAGTTTGAATGCGACTTCCTTGGATCTGCTGATACTTTGATTAGTCCAGCAAAACTACAAACTATACCATTCGCTGATCCGATTAAATCAAATGCTGGACTTGATATCTATGAGAGAGTCGAAAAGGATCACGAATATATTATTACTGTCGATGTTGCCAGGGGAATTGGTGGCGACTATTCTGCTTTCCTCGTGTTTGATATCACCACGATGCCGTATAAAATCGTTGCAAAGTACAGAAATAATGAGATTAAACCTATACTGTTTCCCTCAGTAATCTTTCAAATTTGTAAAGAATATAACAACCCATACGTTCTGGTAGAAGTAAATGACATTGGAGATTCTATTGCTGCTACTCTCAATTATGATCTTGAATATCCTAATGTACTTATGTGTGCTATGCGTGGTAGAGCGGGTCAAGTTGTGGGTCAAGGATTCTCGGGATCAAAAACCCAACTAGGTGTTAAGATGAGTGTAACGGTCAAAAAAATTGGTTGCTCTAATCTCAAAGCTATTATTGAAGAAGACAAATTAATATTCAATGACTTCCAGATTTTCCAAGAACTTACTACGTTTGTACAGAAGAAGCAAGCATGGGAAGCAGATGAAGGATACCATGATGACCTTGTAATGTGTATGGTTCTCTTCGCATGGTTAGTCATGCAAGAATATTTCAAGGAGATGACAGATCAGGATATCCGAAGAAGAATTTATGACGAACAAAGAAATCAAATAGAACAAGACATGGCTCCATTTGGTTTCCTTGATGACGGCATGGGTGATGATACTTATATTGATGGAGATGGTAATCTCTGGGAGTATGGAGACAAGCAGGAAGAAGTTGGATACATGTGGAACTACTAATGAATATTGAAGACCAATTTTCATTAGAGCACTTACTGTTTAAAGAAAGAAAATGTAGATCATGTGGAATTAGGAAAGATCTTATCGAAGATTTTTACCTCACAAGAAAAACTAAGAAAGGACATCCATCAGCATATGCATACGAATGTAAAGAGTGTACTGTCAAAAGGGTAATGGAATCTAGGAAAAGAAGAGATCCGTTTCAAGATTGGGGATATCCAGATTGGTAGTTCATGCATAGTTCACCACCTCTGAAACATTCAAAAATCTAAATACCTTTAGATAAATTTGATATCTAAGAGGTAAAAACATGGCAAGTCAAGTCTCGCCTGGTGTTGTTATTAGAGAGAGTGATTTATCCAATGCTGTTGTTGTAGGCGATGTAGCTATTACTGGCGCTATTGCTTCCTCATTCCGCAAAGGACCCGTAGGCAAAATTACAAACGTTAGTACCGAAAGGGAACTAATCGACACATTTGGAGCACCATCTGAGGCTAATGCCGCTGATTGGTTGGTCGCTTCAGAATTCCTCCGTTATGGTGGAAGACTATCAGTTGTTCGTGCAGCAACTGCAGTTGTTAACGCAACAGAATCCGGCACTGGTGTTCTTATCGCTGATAAGGATTCATTTGAT